CCCAGCACTCCTACAGCCGTGGAAGCGGCCAGGAGGCCAATCGTAACCGGATCAATGCCCATGTGTTATCCTTGCCGCGAGATTTCATTGAAGAAGCCACGCCAGCTCGCCGCCGTAATGATGGACGGGAGGGGCGTGTCGTTGCTGACTTCGATCTTGGCCGTGCTGCCGTCTGAGTGTACGCGGGCCGTGAGGGAACCCCGGCTATTGATCGGGGCCGAACCGATGACTGTCTCCGCGTCCCCCAAAACATTTCCGGAAAACTCGAAATCGTTGGCGCCCCGGAAGCGCGGCGTCACCGTCACTTTGAAGTAACCCGTATCCTTGTACTGGAACGTGATGTCCTTGATTTGGAGCCGGCCGCTGATAATGGCCGGTTCGTTGTCCGCCTCTCGCATATAGAGCTTCGACAGTTCGACCAACATGTTATACTGCCGGCCGGCGTAGACCTGGTTCGTTCCGAAGTCTTCGCGCACGGCGATCTTCCGGTCCACTTCGTCGGCGGCGATGGTTCCGCTGCCGATGGCCGTTCCGGTCGGCGCCGAGATGGTCCCGTCCGCCGCGTCGTCTACGTTGAGCGCGATTGTCCCGTCTCCGTTGTCCGTGGCCGTCACGGTCAGGAGACCGTCCGTTGCGTCGTTCAGGACGGTCGTCAACTCCCCTGCGTCGGCTACGTCGGTCCCCGATATGCTGAACTCTCTATTGGCCGTGGTGGTCGTAGTGGCGTGCGCCGTGAAGGTAAGACCGTTGATGACAATGGTTTCGCCGGCTACCACGGAGGCCAAGGTGAGAAGGTACTCGTCCGGATAGAGGACGGTCATCCGGCGGCCGGGGTCGCTAAAGGCCGGCCCGAGAACGATCTCCGCGTCGTCCAGATGCTCCCACGTCGGCGTGAAGGTCGTTACATCGTTCGTACTGTCGTAGGTCCCCGTAATAATTTCTCGCTGATCGATGAGCGGGATGTAGTTGAGGGTCGTGTCGATCGCCTCGCTCTCGACCGGCATTTGCTCCAGATAGATATTGCCGTCGAACCGCTCGATCACGAGAACCAGGAAGCCCGAGAGGACGGCCATACCGTGGATGAACGCCTCGCTCTCGGAGGCCCCGAAGGTGTAGCGCCCCCAGGCGGACTGGAGCTTCTGCCCCCCGTCGAAGAAAGTCCGGTAGACATAGACGGAATTCTGCTCGCCGGTCGTCAGGACGTACAGGGTCCCGGTGCGCGTGTCGGCCGCCATGGCCGTGATGTCGGTCGGGATGTAATCGCGCGTGTGTTTGGTAATGTCGGCGGCGGTGTTATTCAGGGAACTATCGTCGAAAAAGTATTCGTAGACAAGGGAATGGGAGGGGGCGCTGGAGCCGAAATAGAGCACGTCGCCCATGGTGGTTGGGCGGGCTAGGGGCGTGGCCGGGTAGCGCGTGGCCTGATCGAGCGCGGCCTTGGACGGCGAAAAGTCGTCAGGCGAGGAGAGTTCGAACTGGGCGCGCTCGCTCGTCACGAAGAGGAGTTTGCGGAACACCGTGCCGAACTTGAGAAGGTTCACGTCGGTAGTCGTGGCCGCCCGGTCGATCGGATCGGTGTCGAGAACCTCGATAGCCTTCTCGGGCCAGAAGTTGTAGGCGTCGGCCGACCGCGACAGAACCACGTTCTCGTCGGCCAGGAAGCCCAGTCGATTGCGGAAGAAGAACACGTCCGCGACGGTCTTGCCGATGAACTTGGGCGCTTCCGTGACAACCTCGTCGCCAACCTCGCGCGGGTCCCAGGGAGCTTCCGCGAAGGTGAAGGTCCCGTCCGCGTTTCGGACCAGTTCGTGCGGGAGCGTGGAGCCGTCGAAAGTGTTGTGCGCGTTCGGATCGGCGGTCTCGACCCAGAGATTGTCCGTCGTGTCGTCGATCACGTAGTAGGTCCCGAAATTGTCGGTGTCGTCCACGATCTTGTAAATCGTACCGCCGCCGCTCGGGGCCGGAATACCCGCCGGAGGCGTGCCTACAGCCGTGGAGCGCGCGGTGTCCGTGACCGTTCCGCTCCCCGCCTCGGCCAGGCGGGCGGTGACGTTCTTGTTAGCGATGAACGTGTGATCGGCCACGGAGACGAAAGCGAAGTCCTCCGGGCCGGTGACGCCCGTAAAGAGGTAGGTCAAATCCTTGAAGGTTGCCCAGAGCGTCAGAGTGTCGGCAGCCGTGGCCATGGCCGTCGTGATCACCACTCGGATGTAGTTGTGGTCGCCCGTTGCAACGGCGTCGATCGTCGTCGAGAAGGTGCCGGACGCTGCGCCGCCGATGGGCGTTCCGCCTGCGATGGTATTCCAGACGATCCCGTCCGCCGAACCCTCGACCCGGAAACGGCCGGTCGTGGCATCGCTGAGCTGCCAGCCCCAGTCGAAGGTTGTCTCGGTGCTGTCGAACTTTACCTGGGGCTCGAAGTCCGAGCCGTCCACTTCTACCACGTCCTCTACGTCCAGGCCGTCTTGCTCGACCAGGAAGTAGTGTTTCGTGTCGCCGACCGTTATGGTCTTGGCCGCGCCCGTGATAGCGTTGAACGCCTTGATCGAGCCGGCCGTGAGCATGACGATAGTCTGCTCGGTGCTGTCCCGGTCGATCGCGTGAACGGCGTAATCCTTGGTATTGTCCAGGCCGGCCAGGGCGGCGATATGCTGAGTGTTGGGGCGCTTCTCGAACCCGCCCGTGACCACTGAGGCCAAGGCGTTGTCCATGACCGCCACCTGGTTCGGGCGGCGAACCAGATCCGGCTGCCGGCTTACCCCGCCGAACAGTGTCGGGATCTTGCGCTCGGTCAGTCTACCCATCGAACTCCCCCCGGATCATACAATCAGATGCCCCAGTTTGGGTTGTTGCGCCAGACCGTCCGGTAGACGTGCGGGTTGTCCCTCAGCATACTGACGTCGCTGGCCTCCAGGTCTTCCTGCTCGGCCATGGCCATGGCATTGTTCACGTCTTCCAGAGTGAACTGGAAAAGGGCCGCGCTGCCCATGGCGCCCTTCTGGAAACGATGGGCCGCCTTGGTCCAGACGTAGACCTGTAAAGCTGGGCTGAGATTTGCAAATTCAAGGTTCTGGGTCAGGTCCACGACGAGAGTTGTCGGGTTGGTCCAGGTCTCGGTGTTGTTCTCCACGTCCCAGAGGACCCATTTGGTGTCGTCGGCCGATCGGCGCATCACGACATTAATGTGCGCGGCCGGCGTGGGCGAACCGACGATACGATTGCCCCTCGGGTTAACGGTATCGACTTTGAGCGTGTTGTCGGGGAGGACGAATTGGCCATCTACGTTCGTGGTGAGTTGATAGTTTCGCAGGGTGTTGACGTACCAGCCCTGGAGTTGGATCTCGCGGGAAATGCGGTCCAGAATTGCCTCGGCCGTCTCGGCGTCCGGGAGCCCGCTATCCAGGGAGTTCACGGGGTCCTCTCCGATCGACCACAACATTTCGTTGACTGCTTGCAGCTTTGTCATGTGGCCGGCAAGAGGCATGTTCTACCCTTTCAGAAAAAATGGGGGCCGCTCACGCTTCCAACGCACAGCGACCCCCGACCCGTTGCAGGAGGGGGCAACGAGCGATCAGGACTTAGGTGTCGCGGAACTCCCAAGTGCCCTCATTGCGAACCGGGCCGTGCCCGACCGCAATCTTGGCCACGATGAAGTCTTCCTGGCGCCGCACGTCACGGGTCATTTCGATACCCATGCCGATCAGCTTGACCGTGCCAACACCGTCACGGTGCCAGCCGCAGCCGAGCGTGGTCGAGAAGTCCGCACGATACTTGGCCTTCACGTCGGAGTTGGCGCTGTCGTCTGCCTGCGGAAGGAGATTGGTCCGCAGGAAGGTGATACCGTCCGTCATCAGCGAGGAGGTAACGCCCACTCCGCCCTGCCCGCCGAACGTGAGATCACGGTCAGCGAAGATGAACGCGTTGGTGGCCGTATCGGCCACCTGGGCGTACTTGATGCTGTCGAAGGTATCGTAGGGAACCGCGATCCAGAGCGGGTCGCCGTCAGGGATGTTGTCTTCCCCGGCGCCGATTCGCATCTGACGCGCCGCTTCCCACCACTGAGAGCCGGCTCCAGTGGCCGCCAGCGTGCCCGAAAGCGCGGCCGAGAGAATGGCCTGGCCGTCCGGGAACGGAGACGTGGAGCTGGCGCCCGAGAGGGAACTATCGGCGCGAGCGGTCTTGATGATGGTCCGCATGACGTTCGTGTCCAGCACGCGCGCAATGGCGCGGCCAAGCTCGTCCGTGTAACGGGAACGCACGTCGAAGTGCGCCATCGCCTCGTCCAGATCGTAGATGCCGATATGCGACACAAGCAGGCCATCGATCGTGATGACGCGCTCGGTCTCGTCGGTATCCTGGCCCAGCATTTCCTGACCGGCAACGTGATAGCCGGCCGAGACCTTCCAGGTCTTGGGGAACTGAGCGCTCTTGCCCGAGCCGATCTCGCGGACGAAGTGCTTGTCCATCATGATGACGGTTTCGGAGAACGCGGCGAACACCTCGCCTCCGAAGATCTTGAGAAACAGGCCCGTCTCGTCCGTGGTATCGGCAACGTCGGTGCCGAACCGAGTTGGGGCAGACGGGTCTCCTACAAAGAGAACCATGGTCTTTTCCTTTTCTTGGTGGTGGTTCTAGGTGAAGAAGTCGATCTGCTTGCCGGTTATCTCGGTTCTCGCCGGGTTAGTCCCCTCGGGGCGCCCAGACGGGCCTTGAAGCCTTTAGCTTGCTCGATAGGTGTTATACCACGGCTAGAGAAGTTGTGGTATAATTACTCGATATTGAAAGAGCCCCCGTGAGCAACGTCGAGGAACACGCTGTCCTCGTTGCCCTCGTGGGCCATCAGCCCGACGCGCAAAACGTCGTTGGGCTGTAGGTTGTCCACGACCGCCGAGACATTGAACTCAGCGGTCGCGGTGTCGAATTCGCTGGCCCAACCTTCGTCGGCGTGGCCAATGATATCGTTGTTCCTGAACAGGCCGACCGTGAACTCGTCGGCCGCCTCGGGCGCGCCCGACGCACTCGTGGACGGGCCGATATCCAGGTCGGTTACATTGACGCGAACGGAAGCGCCGGCCGGCCCGTCGTAGCGCAGGCCGGGCTCGCCGTCCATGTCGGCCCCGGTATCGCCGGCTACCTCGCCCGTCCGGCCTTCTTGAGTGGCCGAATAGGTCCAGTCGCCGTTGGCGTTACCGTCGAATAGGAGATCCAGCGCCTCCGCTGTGCCCTCAAGGGCCGAAGCCGCAGGCGCGTCGTCGAAAGCGCCGGTAACTGCGGTTGGCCGAAGAGGACGCGAATTCGTTAAAGTCATCGCGCCCTCCTCTGCTCAGACGACCTTGAGACGAGTGGCGACGGCCACGTCCCAGTCGGAAACCTCTTCGCCGCCGCCGACAAGACCGAGGCGGAGAACGT